CCCAGTCCTCGGTCTCGACCTTGTTCAGGAGTTGGGCCTCGGTCATGTAGTAGCGGCGGAAGACAACCCGGGCGGACTGGATGTCGGTGGTCTCGGGCGGGAAGACCAGCTCGTCGTAGGGTGCCAGAGCAGCGACCATGGGCTTATTGCTGACCATGGTGGGGATGGGGAAGTCGCACTCGCCCTCGGTGCGCAGGTCGCGGATGGCCTTGAGCGCCCGGCGCTTGCGCAGGTTGGGGAAGGCAGCGAGCAGGAGTTCCGCGGATTGGTCGTCGGCCTCGGGGTTGGCGATGAGATTGGGCAGGTCGGCCAGGATGGAGCCCTCGGGCGACTGGGCTGCCAAGGCCATGATCTGGTCCATGGTCAGGTACTGCTCCTTCTGACCCATCTCCTGCTGCCAGGTGACGTGGACGCCGGCCCAGCCGTAGGTCCAGAGGTACTGCGAGAGCAATTCGACCTCACGGGTCAGGTCGTTGTACATCCGGGAGTTGACCGTCCAGTCCATCAGGTTGTGCGCGGTGACCGCCTGGTCGAGCTGGCTGATGTTGGTGGGCGACACGCGGAGCATCGAGCGCCAGAAGGAGGTGGAACAGAGGTCGACGAGGCCGTTGATCACCTCGTCGGCCAGCGGGATGCGCGTGTCGGAGGCACCGTCCCATGGGAAGGCCGGCTTGTTGCGGTTGGCATCGTTGTTCTTCTTGCCGTCGTCGGTCTGCCCAGGCCAGCGGCAGTAGCGCACGTTCTCGGCATTCTCGACCCGGGCGAAGACGCCGTAGTCGGTGGCCGAGCGCCGCAGCTCCTCGGTCAATGCCGGTACATTGGGCTCGTCGCCGACCCGTGCCATCACGTCGGTCGCCGTCTTGTATGAATCGCCTTGCATATCGTGTTGCTTTAGTATCCGCCGCCGCCGCGACAATCAAAGCCCCCGCGGCCTACGAACGCAAGACTTGAGACCAAAAGCATCCCCAGGCAGTCGATGGGATCTTTAGTGCAGCCCTTCTGCCCGTCGCGGCCGGTGTGCTCGGAGAGTGCGTAGGTAAGGTTGGTGCAGGTGTCGGTGATGTAGAGCGAGGGCTCGTTGAGCGCGGTGAGGGGCTGGGTGGCGTCGTAGGAGAGGAGCGAGTTGATGGCACTGGTGCGCTGGTCGACGGGCACGCCGGGTGCGGGAATGAAGGCCATGCCATCGTCGGTGGGGTCGTCGGATTCGGCCAGGAGGTCGATAAGGGTCGTGCCGCCGGCCTCGGAGAGCGCGGGAGAACCTCCGGCCTTGGGGTCGATCAGGCGCATAACGGGCTCGCCGTAGCCGAGTTCTGACTCGATCTGGCGGAAGAGTTTGCGGTACTCGGAGATGGAACGGCCGGCGTCTAGGGTTTGGGCGGGACCGAACTTGCCGTCGGGCTTTTCGGAGGGCAGCGCCCACTCGCCGTAGTTGCTGAAGTCCGGGAATTCGCGGACAACGATGCGTTTGCCGTCTTCGTACACTAGGAGCCACAGGCAGAACCAATTGCGGGCTCCGGCAGGGTCGCAGACCATGTACAGGGTGCCTCCGGGTGGCACCTTGGAGGCCGGGATGCAGTGGATATCGGGGCGGAAACGGGCGAAGGCCTTGCCGATGTTGTCCGAGGCCCAGCCGTAGGCCCGGGTCAGGATCTGGCCCATGGGCGAGGTGACCAGCTTGGACTTCATCTCGTCGAAGGGGTTGTACGGGTTGTCTTCCGAGAAGAAGAACACGGTGCGCCGGTTGGTCTGGGGCTGCACCATGGTGCGGGCGGACTTACCCATGGGCCAGGTGGGCAGGGCCTGCTTGCCTTTGATGAGCTCGGCGTCGTCAAAGCGGGTGATTGCGGAGCCGGCGGTGAACTCCTTGTAGACACTGGCGACGCCTTCGAGGGGAGTCTGGGTCACGAGGAGCTTGCCGCGGCGGGTGATCAGGCGGTAGCGCAGTGTGTCCACCCAGGATTGGGGCACGAGCTCGTCGCACCAGATCATGTCGGCCTCGCGGCCCTCAATGGTGTTCTCGCTCTGCGTGTAGTTCAGGAAGTCGCAGCGGGAGCCGTTGGGTAGGATGAATGAGCCGTCGGTGAAGCCATTTTTGCGGCTGTAGTTCAGGTAGTGGATACGGCCCTTCTTGGTGGCCCGAAGTGCGACGGGCAGGTAGTTGTAGATCGCGGGCTGTTGCACGGTGACCGAGGTGGCGTGGGAGGTGTGGCAGCAGAGAACCGATGCGTTCTCCTTCTCGAGGAGGGTTTGAACCACGCGGCGGGCGGCCCAGAGGGTTTTACCGGCGCGGTTGCCGCCGGAGATTAAGAGCTCCTGGGTGAGCAAATACTCGGTGTTGGCGATCTCCCAGTGGTCCGGGATGTAGCCGTAGGTGTAGGGGTCGGCCTTCTCGAGCAGCACGAGCTGGGTGCGCTTCTGCTTGAGCTCGAGGGCGCGGGGGTGCGAGGCGTCGACCTTGGGGATGACGGGGTGCTGCGGTTGCTCGTTCCACCAAGCGGTGTTGCAGGCCTCGGTGCAGAAGCGTTTCTGCTTGGGGCCTTCGCGCTGCTTGATAATCTCGAAGGGCTTGGAGCAGGTGAGGCAGAGTGGTTGGCTCATTTATCAATATTTTTCGTTTTAGAGAACCCGTCGACTTTTACCGTCGCCGCGGATTGCCCGACCCCCTCCCCCGGGGGCCCGGGCGGCCTGGTGTCTGCCTTGTGTAACGGGGTAGGACACTGGGTCTGCCGAGTGGGGCAAAAGTGCGTTTCGATCAATGTTTGCAGGGGTTTGCTGCGTGTTTGCGTTGCGAAGTGAATATAACTGCTATTGTGCAAGAAAACGCTGAAACAGGCCTGAAGTCGTGGTTTTCGATGACGCTTCCGCGGTAGGGGTAGGACATTTTGGGCCACTACCTAAACCAGGTCGGGCGTCTGCTCGTCGTTCACGGGGGTTACATTGCGCTCTTTCAGGTCCTTCATGAGGTCGCGGTGGCTGACACTGGCTGTCATGGCTAGGTGAATTGAGGTAGGCTGACCCTTAATAACAGAAAGTTTGTCGGTTAGCACAGCGACCGCTACGGGTAAGCCCCTATCATCTATCAAGTTAATAGAGGATTCAGCTAGTCGCTTGGTGCCCTTCCAGATTGCAACCTCCAAAAACCCGGTCACGTCTTTCCGCCAGTCCTCCTCGTTTTCTGGATAGTCTACCGGGACCTTAACTCCTCGGATCAGCTTAAACGTAGTGGTGGGGCCAAGTCCGGTCTCTTCCGCAATCTTATCAATCGACTTGTTCTCCAGGATACCAGCGACGACAGCGTCTGCTTTCTCTTGGGTCAGCTTGTTGTTGAAGTGTTGGCCGGGGTGGTGTGTTTTGACGTACCCAAGCTCTTTGACTGCGTTGAAGACCTTCTCCTGCGTTGCCTGGGGGATCTCGGTGTTACCTGACAGCACTCGCTGCGTGTACAGGTAATTGACTCCAGCGGCCTTGGCGACGTCCTCGAGACTCGGCCTCTTCTTTGGTTTCTCACCCGGCATAAGGCGCAAAGCTAAAGGGGAACTCTCCCCAGTGGTTGAGTTGCTTCCGGGGCTTCATCGAGAGGTGCTTCACTCCGGCCAGGGTCATCCTGACTGCGGCAGCGTAATCCTCACTGAGATACTCGAGTTTGCCTGGCATGGATTCCATGGCCAGTGGCATCCACAGGGTCGGGAAGCGTTCGACGCGCACATCCTCGCACCAGTCGATCCTGTATGGGCTCTGCACTCCTGACCCTTCCAGCGCATCAAGTGTCGCCAGAAGGCATTTACGGGGGATTGCGAGGCATCCCGATGCGAACATGGTGATGGGCACCAGCTCCGCTGCGCACTCAGCGTCATTCACCTGATGCTTGAGGGCCTGCAGGTGCTCCGCCTTGGGACGCAGGGCCGGCCTGGCGGGCAGTGAGCGGCATGAGTAGGGGATGCAGACGGTTGCCTGGTGTTCATGGGCCAGCTCGGCCATGCGGATGACGTCGGCCGCGGTGAACTCAATGTCGTGGTCCAGTTGAATCCAAACGTCCTTGCCGCTGTCGAGGAACCACTTGGTCGCACGGCAACGGCTGCGGGATATCAGGGCATCCTCCCGGATCGTGCGCAGATCGGTCTGCCTGTCTGAACGGGCGAACGTGGCCGTCAGGTCTACCCAGGACATCATGCAGGCTGCGCTGATGCCGCCGTAGGCGTACAGCGAGACATGGATGGACGGCCTGGTGCCTGCCTGGGTTACTGCTTGGACCTTGCTGGTCGGCTGCGGTGCGTAAATGAATGGA